TTGGTCATCGGGTTATCTCCTCGTGTCCGGGCTTGATTGCCTCGGTAAGAGTGTTATACGCATATCGCGTTTTCATGTCAAGCAAAAAAAAAACGCATCACGCGCATTTTTTTTCACATCCCCCATTCATCCGCCACGCGCTGCATGGCGCCCTTAAAATCCCGCACGTCTAAATCCGGTGGCCAGATATTCCAGCCGATCACGGTGCAAACCGCCTTCACCAAGGGCGCCGGCCCTATCACCGCGTCAGCAATCCGCAAGTCCGCCAATGCCGCCACCTGCGCCGCCGTCGGGCCATAACTTGCCGCCCCATGCCCGCGCGTGTCCACTTTGGCGCCGGATGCCGCCTCCAGCCGCGTCAAGTAGCGATCTGCCGCCTCGTGCTGTTCGTCCGTCAGGTGCCCGGCAAGCCAAAGCTGGTGATAGATCACCTTGGCGCCTGCCGCCCTTACGGAGGGCCGTGACGGGTTTTCAGGGTCAGCACGGTAAGCAAGCCAGGCCGTGCCGTTTACCAGGCGCTGGGCAGGGCCGAAATCAAGGGTTACGGGCTTTTCAGGGCGTCCGCGCGCGCGCGCGGGTTTCGGCTTCGTCATGGCGATAGCTCCATTCATGTCTAGCTTCCTTTCAACCGCGCCGCAAGGGCATTAAACCGCGCTACAAGCCCTTCCAGGTATTCCCGCCCCGGCTGGTCTAGGTTTGGATGCTGCAACGCCTCCTGAGCGGCTATGGCGCGGCGCAGGCATTCCTCGGCAATTGCTTCATCGGCATGGGCGCGCGCCACTTGGGCAAAGGTTAGGTCCATCAGCGCCACCGCTTACCGTGCTGGGGTGCCCGGCGCGGTATCAGCCGGTCGGCGATGGCTGTCTTGATGCTGGCCTTGGTCGGAAAGTTTTTGGCCGGGTCTGGTGCTGTCTCATTTTTGAGATTATCCCCGACACTCGCGCCCGGGAAGGGAAACGTATCAGGGGCGCTGCCCCGATAACCCCCGATCCTATCGGGGGTATCGGGGGCGCCCCGATGATACTTTTCCCTATAGTGCATCGGGGATGGGGAATCCCCGATAATCCCCGATACCTCCCCCGATGCGTAGCTGAATAGGTCCATGTCACGCTGCCTCTTTCTGCTGTCTCATTTCTGAGAATTTGGTCCGATTTACCGTGTAGCCGTGGCGCTGGTTGCCCTTCTCATTGGTGAAAGGCTCGTGTTGCAGGACGCCGTTGGCCTCCCATGCTTTGAGCCGAGCCCCGGCTTGCTTTTCATTCAGGCTGCTATGCTTCATCAGGACATGGCCAGCCCAAAACGCGCCTTTCTTGTCCACCATCCAAAGCGCGCCAGCCCTGCCAGGCCCGGCCTCAATCTCAGCTATGATCTTGGTGATCTGGTCCCATTGCAGGCCCGCCCATGGGCTAGGGGCTTGCCAGGGCATACAAGCGGCAATCTGTTCTCCGTTCTCGATCTCATAGGCTGCCAGGCGCCACCATTCAGCCTCTTGCGTCGGGGCATAGTTGGACTTGGCGCCGTCTATGCGAAAATGCCGGCGCCGTTCTTCCGGGGGGATGCCCAGCTTGTCGGCTTCCTCTTCCGTCATTGTGGTAAGGGTCAACATCACCCGGACGGCACCGGATATGGCCGACGCGCCGCGGACCCGGTCCATATCGCCGGGGCTGCTGTTGCCCTTCCGGTCGTGGTGCAGGATCACCACCGCGATATTCAGGCGCTTGGCCAGACTGCGAAACGCCGCCACAACCGCCCGCATAGCCGTGTTGTCGTTCTCTTCCGCGTTGTGTAATTCCGCCAATGGGTCGCAGAACAGGACATCGGCCTCAGTGGTAACGCAAAGCTCTTCTAGCTGCGCCATTGCGGCGGTAGGGGTGATCCTGCCCGTCGCTTGGTCGCGCTCAAACAGGGTGCCAACATCTTCCGGGCCGCACCGGATAATGTCCTGCATTACGTCCGGATCGTGTCCGGACGCCTTCAAGGCTGCGCTATAACGGCGCTGCTGTTCGTCTCTATCATCCTCAGTGTTATAATTCACCACCTTTAAGGTGGCGCTTGGGATGAATTGCCCGATGGCTTGGCCGGTTGCCGCGTTGATCGTCCACCGCACCACAAGGGAGGACTTTCCGCCCGCGCCTTGCCCTGAAAGCACGGTGACGCTGCCCCGCATAAGATAGCCAGGGACTGCCCATGGCCGGCGCGGGATGGCCGCAGCATTGAATGCCGCCCGGTCCACCCATAGCGGGCTTTTGCCCGCGCTTGGGGCGATGCGCTCCACTTGCAGCACGTCCGGTTCTATGTCCGGCTCTGCGCCCCAATGCTCAGGAGCTTCTGTCAGTGGCGGCGGCTCCGGGCGCGTCGGGGCGTATTCCTCCACCACGCGGCGGATCAGCCGGGGCGGGGCTTCACGAGGCTTGGCCATGCCCGCCCAGAATGCCGCGCCTAGGGTTTTCTGCGCTGCCGGGTAATCCTCGCAGCGTGACGCGATGCCAGCCAATGCGGAGGCCAGCGCTTGAAGGGCAGGGCCTTCCGCCAATTCACCTGCCGCGACTAAGCCGCCAATGCTGAACGCTGCCCGGTTTAGGGTGTCATGCTTGGCGCCGTCCGGGGCGCTCAGGATGGCCTGGCATTCATTGTCCAGGGCTTGCATGCCGTAGCGCGTGCCGTCGCCGGATTGGCGGGGCGCTGGGGATGGCCTTGGCGCATCTATAGCACGCAGTGCTACAGGCGGGTCTATCAATGCCAGCAACCACGGCGGCGCCTCTGCAAGCGCGCTGGCGTCGGCAATCTCATAATCCGGGGAAGGCGGAGCAATTATGTATCCGCCGTTGCCCCGCACGTCCACACCTGGGGCAATGCGTGACGCGCTGTTGCGGACGGTGCGGCCCTCTGGCCATTGAAAAAGCAAATGCTGCCCGCCGGAGCGTGTCTTGTGCGTTCGGGTCCGGGGCAGGCGGTGCTGGTTTGCGGCAAGCCACTCCAAGCCCTGCCCGCCGTTCTTCACGTCCAAATCCACAACGAAAAAACCCGCGCCTTGGCCAGTCGGGACGCCGATCATGGCCGCGCCTGGGGTGCCGAATTGCGTACGGATTTCTGCCGGGTCGCGCGTGGCGTCATGGAACCCGTGTTGCGTTACCGGTCGCTTGTCCGACCCGCAGGCAAAGACCGGCAGGCGCATTTCTTCCGCAAGCCATAGGGCGGACGCGGTTAGGCTCATTTCTTCGCGCCTTTGGCCTTGTGTGTCTCAAAATGCGCCTCGCGCTCTAGCGCTTCCACCGGGTCAGGCTCGCGCTCCACAAGCGGGCGGTATCGGACCATCACCCATTCGATATGATCGGGGTTAGGGGTTTCGCTCATACTTGCCCCCTTAGCCAATTCAACACGCTGCCATGCGGTGTTTCTTTCGCAACCGCTTCCTTGCGCCGCGCTGCTAGGATGTAGCTATAGACAAGGTTGACGCTTTTTTTCGCGGGCGCGGGCCATTCATCTTGCGCGGGCGTCTCAACCGTGATGCGCGCCATTTCTGCCGCCAAAACTTTCAGGCGGTCATCAGGGGAGAGGTCGCGTCGATCTAAGACGTGCCGCACTTCTGCGCCCGCGATGCTGACGCGCATGAGTTCCCGGTCATCACTCACTTAATCCACCCCCATTCCCTAAGCGCTGCCAGCGCTTCATCAACACTGCGCACCACGGCGACCGGAAACCCGTCCGCCCGTAGCGCCGCGATTTCTTCCTGCTGCGCCGGCGTCAATCGCCCGGTTGCGGACTTGACTTCGAGAAACCCCACCAAAGGCCAACCGGGCAGGCGCGGCATCCACACGCGCAAGTCAGGATCACCCGCCACCATGCCCAGGCGCTTTAACCGCATGGCGCTGGCAATGCTGCGCTTGCCGTCGTTGGCCGCGTGACGGCTGCGAATGCCGTGCAAAACCAGCGCTGCCCGGATGGCGATATGGATCGCGTCTTCACTCGGCTGCGGCGCCTTTGGTTTGCGGGGGGCGGTCACAGCCCCATCGCCTTTTGCAGCCAAGTCATCAGCAGCGCCGCGCCCCAAAGGCCGCAAAGCAGGCCAGCACTTATCAGCGCAAGGCTAATTGCAATATTGAGTGCATCGAGTAAATCTTTCATTGGTCGCGTTCCTTCATCATGGCGTCGGCTTGTCTCCATGCCTCAGCCGCCATTTCATCGCGATTGAATTTATAGACATCGCCGGCAGCCAGCAGCCCGATCAGCGCATACCCGGCAAAGCGGTCGCGCAATTCGGCGCGGGCTTGCTTGATGCGTGCGGCGCGCAATTCTTTCTGGCGTGCTTCGCGCGTGCTTTCATACACGTCAAAGGGGTCAGTTGATGGTGAGTTCCACCACGCCTTAAACCGCTCCCATAGATCACTCATTTCTTCTCCTCCACCGTGCAAACAATGTCCTTAATCATCTCTGACGGATGCAACCGCGCCCGCACATACGCCTGCGCTGCTCTGCAATCGCGATGCGCCTGATAACCCGGCTCGCAGGCGGTGCCGTCTAAGGCGCAGATTAGGAAGGTCAGCACCACCAGCATCACGCGGCCTCGTAATCGAAAAGGCTCTCTGCCGACTTCTCTGCCGCTTCTATGTTGCGGCATGCTTGGCGAAAATAGCTGTCCTTCAATTCGACGCCAAGGAATTTTCGCTTTAGTTTCATGGCGCAAAAGCCCTCGCTGCCAATGCCCATGAACGGGCTTAGGACGGTGTCGCCGGGATTGCTCCAAAGCGTGATAGCCCGCGTGGTCAGGTCAAGCGGCATAGGGCAAATATGCTTTTCGTCTTTCGGGTCGCGCGTGGCATTAAGAACGTCAGTCTCGCGCGTGTGCATCCAAACCGGCGATGCCCATTCCTGCCATTGGTCAAGCGGGAAACTTTCATGAGTATGTGTAACCGGCGAAACCTCTTCACCTTCGCGCGCCCATTTCCGAAATACCATGAGATACTCAGGAAGCCCCTGCCGGCTGAAAGTGCTATCGCCTCGGATCTGTTTGTAAAGCAGTCCGTGCGCCTTAGTTTTGGTCATTTCCCGCACCGGGCAACGCCAAATCGTGACGCGCGAGTGAAAAGAAAACCCGGCGTCCGTATGCTCTTTCACAAGCAAGCCGGGAAAGTCGCGCAAGCCCGCGTCATGGCCGGTTTGGGTGCGGTAATAGACCAAGTCCTTGCAATGCACCGCCACCAATCGGCCCGGCTTGGTGACGCGAAACAATTCCCGCACCAAAAACCGATATTGAAGCGCAAACTCTGCGTCATTAGCGCAGTTGCCCATATCCGATTCGCTGTCGTTGTAGATGTAAAGCCCAGAGAACGGCGGCGAATACACGCTGAAGCCGATGGAATTGTCAGGCACCTGCCTCACAACGTCCACACAATCGCCATGAATGGCTTGCCATGTGTCGCCACGCTTGCTGTCCAAACTCACGAAATCCATGATGCAAACTCCCCCTTGTGCATTGGTTGATATGGAACGCGCACGCCAGCATCCTGCGCCATTGCGCGGCGCATGGCGGCTGACATTGCCTGTTTCATCTTCTTGTGATCGCCGCTCTTGCGGTCAATCACGCGGCCAATCTGATCTTCGCCCTCGGCAACGATCAGGTGACATTCCACCGCGCGCTTCTGTCCAAACCGCCAGCAACGGCGAACGGCTTGATACCAAGCCTCATAACTGAATGACCGCCCCGCAAAGATCATCGTGGCGCAATGCTGCCAATTCATGCCAAAGCCCGCCACGGAAGGCTTAGTAAGCAGCCATTGCACTTGCCCGGATGCAAACGCCTCAAGCGTTTCTTCCTTGCGCTCAATCGGATGCGAACCGCGCACTTCCTTGATTTCTGGAATTTCCGCCCGGATGGCATCAGCTTCGTAATCGGTATCGCACCACACTACGCACGCTTCACCCTTTGGCATCAGCGCCGCAATCGCCTTTGCGCGGGCGTCGGCAGTCTGGCGCTTGGTTTCGTGCAGCGTGGTCGCGCTAAGATCGCCAGCAAACAAAAGCCCAGCGGGCGCGCGAATGTCGCCTGCAGCTCTATGGCGATGCACATTCAAAGGCGGCAAATTGTAAGCGCTAGCGTCATAGCCAAAATCTGCCGGCGTTTCCGCCATGCGGCACCAAGACGCCATCCAATCCCAAAAGGAAGCCTCGGCGTGGCCCTTCAAGCGATAACGGCCCATCTCTGTCTGATCTGCAATAAACCAGCGCATCAGCATTTCATTGGACCGCATGACGCCTAAAAACTCGGAATGCTGGCCGAGTTCCATGTGATCGTTCGGCGCGGGCGTAGCTGTCGCGGCGCACCGGAATCGATGATCGCGGAAGGCGTCAATCAAGGCGCGCGTTGTCTTGCCGGTAAAACTTTTCAGAATGCTGGATTCGTCCAGGGACACGGCGCCGAAAGCGTCAAAGTCCAGCCGATCAAGCCGATCGTAATTGCAGACGTTGATCCCGTCGCGCGCTTCGGCTTGGTCGCGTATTTGCTGCACTTCATAGCCGCGCGCCTTGCCTTCGCGCACGATCTGCGCCGCAACCGCCAAAGGCGCCAGGATCAGGGCCTTGCCATTGCTTGCTTCAAGCGCATGGCTTGTCCATTCAAGCTGCGAGAATGTCTTGCCAAGTCCGGTATCAAGGAATAAGCCAAACCGTCCTTGTCGCAATCCAAACGCCACGCAATCGCGCTGGTGCGGCATAAGGTCGCGGTGTAAGTCAGGCACTTTATCAAGGCCGACTGCATTGGCGGCAGGCCGCTTGCCCGCCAAAAACTCAGCATAGGCCGTATCTAACGGCATGTTGCATCCTCCATTGTGTTTTGCTTGTTCATCACCCGCGCGCCCAGACCATGCCGCGATTTTTCAGCCAGGTCGCAGGCGGCGGATGCGTCGGGCGCTGCGCCGGCGCGGCGTAACACTCGGCATAATGCGCCGCGCAATATGGCGAAGCGCAGCCCTTGGCATTATCGCGCACTGGTTCAGCGCAGAAGCGCGGCACTACGGGGCGCTCATCGCCATGAAGCGGGTATTTGCATTCCGTCCCGGAAAAGACCCGAGGCGGCATTGCTGCTGCCTCGGGTAAGTTTGAGGGAGGAAGGCAGTCCCGCGCAGTAGCTGCCGCTGCGCCCGGTTGCTCGGCACTTGGCCGGCATGTGGTGACGGGCCGGGATTGCCGAGGGGAAATGGCATCCCGACCCGCCGAGGAGCGCGTGAACGCCGCACGCGCTCCTGTCTGTTTCGCGCGGCGCCCGGCCACAAGGCCAAGAAACTTCGCGCGGTATGAAATGGCATGTGTGGTGCGGCCCATGCGGGCGCCGATTTCGGCGG